GACGCGATCGCTCGCTTTCACGAGCATTGCGGGGCTAGCGAGGAGCATGTCCGCGTCATCCGCACGCTCAGCTATGATATAGCATTTGCGTGGGTTGATTTCAACGGTGACCTGGTGGAATTCTTTGGCAAGAACCCATCTGGTCAAGCTCTAACTGTCATCATTAATGGCATTGTGAATTGCCTATACATGAGATACGCATACCACCAGAGCAATCCGAAACATGAAGTCGATTCATTCAAGCGCAATGTCAATTTGCTGACTTATGGAGACGACAACGGCATGAACGTCTCACCGGAGGCGCCGTGGTTCAACCACACGTCCATCAAGGACAAACTTGCAGTCATCAACGTCAAGTACACAATGGCCGACAAAGATACAGAATCTGTACCTTACATCAACATCGCTGAGGGTTCATTCCTGAAGCGTAGGTGGAGGTTTGAGGACGATCTTGGCACATATGTATGTCCACTCGAGCGCGATTCGATCATTAAGTCGCTCATGATTGGGCCACAATCAGGATTTAATTCCGACGAAGTTCAGGGAGCGACCCTGATTTTCTCATCGGTGTATGAATGGTTTTGGCATGGTCGTGAGACTTTCGAGCGTGAGCGCGCGAGATCGGTCAGAATGTTGGATGACCTTGGGTTGGAGATTTATCTACCAGCCCCCCTCCCATCATGGGGGGATCTGTGCGAGTGGTATAGGCAGAACTCCACTGCTTTCTTGAATGAGAACACTCCACCACCATTTGTCACACGTTTCACACTACAAGGGGATACTCAGTCCTACTGTGCGAATTGTCGCGACGCGAGCTGCTCGTTCGGCGCTTGTTTACCAATGTGTCGGGTGAGACTATGCTTGAAATGTGGCCGTTGCACCGACCCCCGCAGCAAGACATGCCTTTGGGGATGTCATGATCTGTGTGAGGTTTGTCATTGTCGCCACATTAGCGTCAGGCTGAGGAATCAGTGGTCTGGCATGCATTATGCTTGTGCGCCGTGTACTCGGCTATACCAATCGGGTGTTGCTGTTTCGCCAGATCGTGAACTCATTTGTGACATGTGCGGTGAGATGGATGGTGAGCATCGAGTCAAGTTGTACCCTAAACTTGAGCATGTAGAGTCCGACAGGATCTACGTGCCTGAGTATTGTGCACCTTGCGCTCAGTGTGTCAGCGCTTTACCACAACCCCCAGGATCAGTTCTGTCCTGGCGGGAATTACGCACGCAAATGAACACTCGACGCAGGGTCATTCGTGACCAGGCGTCTACGCTCGTCTAGAGCGCACTCCCGCGAATTGCGGGGACCGGCTTTGATCCAAGTCGTACACACAAACCAAAAGGTCCGTTTGCGCACGATCTGCACTCTGAGGGATTTCCCACCCAGATGAGTGAGTATGCGTGCGTACGCGCCAGTTGAACGGCGTCTCGGGACACGTTCGCCCACACCATAGGGCGCGCTCTGGAGCGCATAACGGGATAAGCTCCATCATGTATGAGTAAACATGGTGGTAAGACAAATGACTCGCAACACACAACCAAGTGTCCCACACTTCCGCTGGAGGGGGTGATGTGGACGAAACTTCAAAATCCAGTCAGAGAGTCTCGCTTTCAACCGGGGCTACATCTGAGCAGCATGAAACTGCTGTCTTTCACGATGTAGATCCTGGTGAGATTCTCCGATTCGCCGAAAGCAAAATTCCTGTTTCAGACCCAAACCTAGGTGCAGACCTTGGTAATTTTCTGAGCAGACCGACCTTGATCAAAACCTTCACATGGACAGAAGCGGGTTTTGGGGAAACTTCGTTTGACCCATGGACCCTCTTCTTTGCGACAGCACAGATCAGGTCAAAAATCGACAACTACGCCTTCTTTAGAGGAAATCTGAAGGTGAAGGTCGTCATTAACGCTGCACCGTTTTATTATGGTGCTTTGTTGATGGCCTATACTCCGTTGAATGCGTGGGCTCCGAGCATTGCGTCTGTGCCTAATAAGTACATTCCGTGGTCGCAAAGACCGCACATTTGGATATACCCACAAACTTCCACGGGAGGTGAGTTGTCACTCCCCTTCTTTTACCCACGGCAATATGTGGACATCACGTCTGCGGCGGATGTAGCCACGTTGGGATCGATTAGAATGTTACAGTACACAAATCTGGACAGTGCTAATGGATCTTCATCCAATGGTTGCACTCTGCAAATATATGCGTGGGTGGAGACTCCCATCCTCATTGGACCTACCGTCAAACTATCTTTGCAAGGCAAGATGGACGAGTATGGTAATGGTCCCGTGTCAGCACCGGCTACGGCTATGGCTAAGTGGGCAGACTATGCAGGCAAAGTTCCTGTAATTGGTCGGTTCGCTAAAGCTACGTCTATAGGGGCCAGCGCTGTTGCGAAGATCGCTACCTTGTTCGGCTGGACAAATGTGCCAGTCATCGACAACGTAGCTCCAATGAAGAATCTACCCTTCCATTCGTTGGCGTCAGCTCATCTGAGCGAGCCCACGAGCAAACTCACTCTTGATCCCAAGGGAGAGTTGAGTGTGGACCCGTCAATCGTGGGTCTCGATTCTGAGGATGAGTTGGCTATTGCCCATCTTGTTCAAAAAGAGTCATACTTAACATCTTCTACATGGAACACTAGTGATGCTGTTGGGACCCTGCTGTTCACGACGCGGGTCAATCCAGCAATGGGAGATCGAGGAACGAATTCTACGGCAGGAACGTACACTATCGCCACCACGCCTTTGAGCTGGTTAGCGACAATGTTTAACAATTGGCGCGGTACTATTATAGTCCGCATTAAGGTCATCTGTTCGCAGTATCATCAGGGCCGTCTACGTATTACGTGGGACCCCGTTGGTAGTCTTGCAGGAGCCACCGATTACACACATGTCGCAATGACCCATATCATTGACTTGGCAGAGAGCGACGAAATTGAGTTTCCTGTTCCGTACATGCAGACTCTACCGTGGAGCGTAACGAGAGACATTTCGGCAGCCAACATATGGTCGACTACGGCGTATTCAACACCAACTTCAGGTTTGGATAACGGCACATTGACCGTACGTGTGGTTACTAATCTCTCCGCTCCGGTGGACACTGCACCAGTTTCTCTGCTCTTCTTCGTGAGAGGAGCCGCGGACCTCGAGTTCGCAAACCCAAAGGATATCAGCAACAAGTATTCGCCTTTTGTTATGCAAGGGAAAACCACATCTTATGACGAGAACAAGTATCTTGTCAACTGGGGTGAGGTCGTACCGAGTGCACGACTACTGATGAGGCGAACTGCAAAGTATGATACCTTGAGCATTGGATTGCGATCCATCACAACATCTGACAAAGCCGGACGACTTGAAGTCTGGCAGACGAAGATGCCAACACCAGCAGGCTATGATCCCACTGCGGGATCATCGGCTCTTGGGGTTGAAAATCCAGCTTCCTACTTCGCCTTTAGATACTCTTCTAATACCCACATGGCGTGGATTGGAATGGCGTTTCTTGCTAGGCGAGGAGGTGTCCGCTGGACGTACAACCTTGAGGGCACTGGCGGCCCTGTGGTCACCAGTTTTGAGGTGTTTCGGAAACCTGGATCAACAATCAGCCCCAGTGCTCCATCACTGAGTGGAGTGTACACTCAAGAAGCCGGCTCTGCCGTAACTTCTTCGAGCGTTCCTCAGGGCGCCGTCTGGAATCGAAACCAGACTGGTGGCCCAGGGATGACACTTACCAATGTGATAACACAGGCAGGGACATCTGTGGAGATGCCCATGATGAATCCGTTCATCTTTGAGCTTGCTAATCCGGTTTACTGGACAGTGGGCACAGCGAATGATGGTTCTGACAGAGACGTTTACGCTCTCGTAGTTCAGCTCCATCCGAACGTGGCATCAATGCCAGGGCTAACACTTCAGCGGTACGTTTGTGCCGGGGTCGACTTCACCTATCACTTTTTCCTAAATTCACCAATGGTGTACTGGAATCCAGCGATGGGTAATGTCCCCGGCTAGCGTGCGCGCGACTCCGACTGCGGCGTGGTCGGCATGCTTTTCCACACACACTAGGCGCAATGGATTTGGGGCCAAGACGATTTATCGTTCCCCTTAAGACGCGGTTAGAGTGAGCATGGTGTCGAGGCTAAGAGCCAATTGAACAAACTTTGTAGTTTTTGTACTCTTGTAACTGGCCTCGGCCAGGTATAAGACGAAATTTTTATACAGAGCGACGATCTTTTGGTATTCTGGTCGCGGATAAGCCGCC